ACGAGTTCAAAATTGTTGTAAGTGCGTGCCCAGATGGGTTTGTTCCATCAACTGCCAGAAGATCGCCACCCACAAAGTAGTAAGGTTGAGACACTTCGAAGGCGATACTTTCCATTATCCTCAAATCTCTATCGGAGTAACTACGTGAGGGGTGTGTGCGTGCTAAATGGATTAGTATGGTAAAGGCACAGAAAACGCTTTCAGAAGAGATACTTTTGTCAAACCCTGAGTAGTCACTACCTACGTATTTAGAACTATTTCTACCAACAAATTCATCCATCATACGGGCTAGATCTGTCCACTCAGTACTATAACAATTAACCCCCACCGCACATTCTGTGTAGGGTGTAGTTGCAACGGCTGAAAAGTAAGCTATCAATTCAAAATAATACTGACGTATTGCCAATGTCAAGTAAAAGCTAGAAGCTGCAAACAGACGCACCTTGCCAATGTCATTTTTCTTCTTGGAAATGCACTCATCCTTAAAATGCCCAATAAAGGGCAAGTGGAAAACTTTCCCGTCAGCCCAACCACAAATCAGCTCATTGTAAAACCGTTCTTGATCAGCAGACATCTTGTATCCATTCTCAAAACGATCATCTGCTTCTAACACATCTCTCTTAGGTCGGGGCTCAGGATATCCAAAGGACGTACTCATCTTCATTGGAGTCACGTCAGCATCACCACGTATTGCCAAATCTATTGATACTGGACCACTAGACAGGTTGTTGTGAAATGGAGTGGAATTCTGCTCGATGTACTCTGTCATAGCTCGTAATCTTAGACTTTGTGGGATATTGTCCTTGGGACTTATGAGGGCTCTGAGATTGTAATGTATTGGTGAGTTCTCATTGTCCCAAGTTTTATTTCCTTCATCATCGACTGTCACTCGAGAGGTAAAGTTTGGGATTTCATACTTAGACAAGTCTGGGCAATAAGCTAGAGCTCTACTAGAGAGGGTTGTCAAAACTAGCTTTGATCTCATGTTCTTTGTTCGTAGCTGTTGCCAACTCCCAATAGCCTGATGATTGCCACTTAGTGAGATGTAATTTAGAGAAGAGTTGTGGTATAATTCAGATAGGGGAGGTGAACTAGACAGTTTCCACACTGGCAGACTCTCCCTCGAAGCTTTGCAATACTTGTGCACTCCACCAGAGTAGTAAGGACCAATTAGCCCGTCTAATTTCCTCTGGTTCACAGGTGCGTACAAGGCCGTTCCTTC